CAGGACTAGGTCCTGCAACTATAGCCGGTGCACCATCCCATTTCGTGGTGACATTTACTTTACTTGTACTATGACCTGATAACATACCATTTAATTCTTCTAAAAATGCAATCGCATTTTGACCACCTGCATAACCATTATTGATGATATCATCTTCTAAATGTTCTAGGTGTGTATTCTTATCTTCGTTTAGTAGTTTCATTATTTTACTTTTATTCCTGGTGTGTTAATGTATAGTGATTTTCCTGCCCAACCACCTGCGGCTCTTGTTCTAGATGTTATTGGTATTGAAACATCTATACCTAATAATTTGTATTTGAAAGTTAAAGTGAATTGTTGAGATTTACCATCATAAATGTATTTTATTCCACCATAATTTTTTACATCTTTGTTTAATAAAAACTCTTTGTATTCTTCGTTACTTGCAACATCTTTTATAGTTGCACTTGATTCTGTGCCAACAAGAAGTTTATAAGGACACGGCGTTGTATCTGCACTATCGGGATACATGTATAGACCTATTGTATTTAAAAAATACATTAAGTTTTTTGGTTTCTTTAAATACGAACCAAAACCATCAATCAAATTATTTCTATAACCATAATAGAAGTCATCTTTGTAAAAATTTAATTTATCTTTTGCAAACTCTTTTGCCAATGTTGCAAATGCTTTTTTACTAATACTCTCACTAGGTTTTTCTCTTGAAATATTAAACTTACTTAATGCCTTCTTTGCATTTTTTCCTTTCACAGTTTTTGCTGTATCGTTCCATGCTTTGTCCATTAAATTCACTACATTTTTATATTGTGTAGTATCATTTAATTTTTTATAGAAACTGTGAATTGCAGTATTGAATTTAGGTGTAACATCTTTACCTACTGTTGCTTTATTAGAATAACCAATGTAGTCTGTTTTACCTATTTGTAAAATAATATCACTAGGATTGTTTTTATGAATACCACCTGGTTTCCCACGAGCAGTCCAAAAATACTTGATTGGTTTTTTAGGTAAATCTTTTCTGACAGCCTTTGCCATCTGATATCCTATATTGATATCTACCTCAGGCGTTTCGTCTCTATCAATCATTTGTCTTAGAAAATCAAAAGTAATTTCTTCTTCTTTTCCTTTAACTGACATATGAATGCCTGTGCCACCTTTTTTGCCACCTATGTCACTCATAAATGTTTTGGCGTCTGTAAACTTAGGATACTTTGCAAAATACAAAGAACAAAATTCATTTACATTTGAGGATGCTGTGGAGTTTTTTCGTGTTTTCATGCCATAGTGACCTATGACATCTTTCATTCGAAGATTTATTGAATATGGTAATTGTTTATCGCCATCAAATACTTGAAATGGAAACTTGCCCTTATCGCTTATAGATGTGCCTTTAGGTTTATCGACACTCTTAAACTTTAATTCTTTTTTAGGTTTGACTTCTTTTTTAACAGATTTTTCTACTTCAGGCGTGACAGTATAAAAAGGATTAAACTGCCCTTTTTGTTGATAATCTGGCGATATTGTTAATTCCCGTAAGTATTCTTTAAACTTTAACATCATTACTCCCATTTATATACTAAAATAACTATTTAGTCAAGGAGTAACTTAGGAATACCTCCATTTACTAACCAGACTTGATTTTTATTGTGAAATTCTGCAAATTCTTTTGCTTTGTCTTTGATATCAAAATGATGTACAATTGTAGTATTAGACTTATAATGTTCTAAAACTTGCCAACTATATTTGCGACCTTTCTTGACAGTCTCAACTTCGTAAATTAATTTACTTCTAGAACTTGAAGTCTTGGAACTTTTTGTACTTTTCTTCTGGCGTTTCTTTTTCAAGGTTATGTTCGACATACTTCTCCTCTTCTGGTTGTATTAGAGTTTGTGCAGCTTGTTCAATATCAAATAATTTCATTCTACTACGATCTACACCTATAAGAAACTTTCTATTCATTGTAGGATCGTTGTATCTGTTTTTTAATTGTTTGACAAGCATTTGCCCAGCACGTTCTAATTCTTCACTTGATATTAGGGCAAACATAAAATCTGCGGTTGCAGGTAAACCAAAACTCTCTGACGTATCTTCAAGTCCTATATCAGTTGATACAAAACCAGTTCTTGTTGTTTGAGTTGCTGTGACGATAGGCAAATCTAATTCAACAGCAAGTCCTCTCATTTCTTCGGCAATCGCCTTAATGTAAGTATAACTGTTGACATTACTGCCAGGTCTAAATCTTGCACTTGCACATATATTAATATAATCGACAAAGATGATATCGGGTTTAAATGTACGTTTAAGTGCTAATTCGTTTACTAATGTTCTTATGTGTCCTGTGTGAGCAGAAGCAGTAGGATATTCTTTTATAATTAAAGTACCAGTTGTTTTACTTTGTAAGTTTGTAATCTTGTCGCTGAATAATTTTCTATTCAACATGTGTAAATCTTCCATAGAAATATTAAGTAAGTTTGCGTCTATTCTTTCAGCAATTCTTTCTTCAGCCATTTCTAAAGTGATATACAAAACATTTTTATTTTGTGCCAAAGCATTTGCAGCCATGTGACACATGAATAAAGTTTTACCTACACCGGTGCCGGCAAGAGCAACGTTTAATGTTTTTGTAGGTAAACCACCTTTTGTGACTTTATTGAAAAAGTCTAGGTCAAAAGGTATTCGTGTTTCTTTTTTATGATAATAGTCAAATCTTTTTTCTATATCAAGTAAATAATCATGCCCCACAGCATTATCAAAACTAACAGATAGAGCGTCACGGAGGATTTCAGGAATCGCTTCAGGCGTATG